CATCCTTCCCCCTCTTGAATGGAAAGACTACAATCATGGTGGGTACTACAGCGAGCTTAGCAAGTATTTCAAACTGTTAAGATTGCATAGAAATAAGACAATCTTTTTTCAGACATATATGAACAGATTGAAACAGGCAGATCTTGCCCATGTCTTACGTGCAATCAATGCAGTACAGGCAACACCATGGAAAATCAACACCAAAGTTCTTGATGTTGTAAAAACTATTATCAAGAATGGTGGGGATTTAGCAGGTATTCCAAAGTTTCAACCTTATGACAAGTTGCCTAGATTAAAGGGAGATTATACAGAGGAAGAACTGAAAGAACACAAGAAGTTAGCAGTGGAGTTAATTCATCGTGAGAACTCTCGCAAAGGGAAGGCACTGAGATGTTTGTCTATGATTGCGATAGCTAAAGAGTATGCCCCATACAAGCGTATCTATTTCCCCTGCAATATGGACTTTAGAGGACGTGTCTATCCTATTCCGTCTTTCTCATTTCAAGGGGATGATTTGACAAAAGGGCTTTTATTGTTGGCAGACACACCTGCAGCTACAGATGAAAAGGCAGAATACTGGATGCGTGTTGCAGGTTGTGAATTTTACGGCAATGATAAGGTGTCTTTTGACGATCAGATTCAGTGGACAAAGGACAATGAAGAAGCTATCTTGTCTGTAACGGAGGATCCTTTGGGAAAAGACAAGGGATTTTGGGCTAATTCAGATTGCCCGATAGAGTTTTTAGGATGGTGCTTTGAGTTCAGAGACATGCTTGATTACAAAGACAAGCACAACGGTTCTGTAATCGGGTGGTCATGCGGTATCCCTGTAGCATTCGATGGTACATGCTCTGGATTACAGCATTTTTCCGCAGCTCTTAGGGATGAGATAGGGGGAAAATCAGTCAATCTGATTCCAGGTGATAAACCTAGGGATATATACGGTGAAGTCGCTGAAAAAGTGAACGTTGTACTCAGAGAAAACGCCTTAAACGGTACTTCTGACGCCTATATCACTAACAAATTTGGGGAGAAAACGATGAAATGGGGGACAAAAACCTTAGCACAGCAGTGGTTAGCATTTGGCGTCAACAGAAAAGTGACAAAAAGGTGCGTCATGACACTCGCTTATGGTGCTAAACAGTTCGGATTCAAAGAGCAGATTTTAGAAGATACTCTAAATGAAGTGTACGGAACTGACAAAGGAAGCATGTTTACGGCAGGGAAGAACGCTTTGGCACTTTATCTTGCTAAACTGATTTGGACAGCAGCGTCTCAAACAGTCGTTAAGGCTTTTGCAGGAATGGAGTGGCTACAGAAAGTGTCTAATGTCATCTGCAAAGAAGGGGATGTCGTGACATGGACAACACCAATGGGCTTGCCGATTCAGCAGAACTACATGGAAATGGCTGTCAAGAAGGTTAAAATGCGATTTCTGAATGTTACTAAGAACTTTTATGTTCCTGAGGTAACAGGGAATATTGCAAAGAGAAAGCAGTCACAAGGGATTGCACCGAACTTTATCCATTCTATGGATGCTAGTCATCTCCAGTTGTCTATCAACATGTGTCTTGACAAAGGGATTCATCATTTCAGCATGATCCATGATTCCTATGCAACATCACCTGCACAGGCAGACACACTCTTTCACACTGTCAGAGAAGCATTCGTGAAAATGTATGAAGAGAATGATGTACTTTTGAACTTCTATGAAGAAATGAAGACTTCTGTATCTGAAGAAAATGTAGACATGCCCACGCCCCCAAAGAAAGGGAGCTTAGACATAAGACAGGTACTTAATAGTCTTTATGTGTTTCATTGATGTAGGAACATATTGACACATAAACACACCTATGCTACAATATAGGTGTGTTTATGTTGCCAAAGGAGGAAAACATGCAGAAAATTGAAGACAAAGATCTTAAAGAGTGCTCTGTGCGAGTTAGGATAAATGATAAAGATAAGCAAAATTTTTATCAAATTTGTCAGAACATGGGCATGACACCATCAAAAGTAATCAGAAAACTTATTGAAGAATTTTGTGAAAACAATGAGGGAAAGAAGAATTTATTGTGAAAGGAGAAAGAGAAAAAGAATGGACGATGGTTCCTATAAAAATGCAGAGATTAAAATCCGCATTACAGAAAGAGAGAAAAATAGATTGTATACAGTATGTGAACATCATGGTGTTAATACTTCACAAGTATTAAGAGATCTGATTCATACTTTTTGCATTAAGAACAAAGACAAATTGAATAAAATGTAATTGTGGTACATAACCAAAATTTAATTGTGGCACGTAGAAGGGGAAGAGAGATACTTAAAGTATTCTCTTAGATACCTAGTGATGCACTTAAATTGTTAATTGTTAATTGTTCCCATATAAATAATACCTATAGTTTAATCCTAAAGGTATTACTTATATGGGAACTTTTTTATTGTTTTTAATTATCATCATCATCATCATTATTAAAATCCTGATTTTTAATTGTGGCACAAAACAGAGGAAAGATACCATTTCTGTTTTGTCTTTCCTAAACAAGGTTGTGTCTATCAACAAAAGGAGGGGGTGTCTATTGAGAGTTGTAATCTCAAATGAACTTGAGTGGAAGAAATACACGAATCAAGTCAGAAACAAAACATGCTTATGGAAGTGTTGGGAATGTGGGAAGTTGTTTCATCCGTACAAAGGATTTGAATCAACTTCCCATTTTTGTTGTGTTGATTGTTCAAACAAATATTGGGAAAAAGAACAGAAGCAGGGAATACGACATTGCAGGTATTGCAGCAAGACATATAAACCGAGTGTGTCTACATACGGAAATGTCTATAAGCTCTGCTGTTCTGACTGTACCGCTATTGTGACGAAGATCAATTACAAATTAGTGGATTGGCAAAAGGAGAAATTCAAAAATGGAAGATTTTACAAAAAGAAGGTAAGAGAACTCAAGATATGACAGACAGACGTATTATTTTGGACTTGTGTGGGGGAACTGGTTCGTGGTCTAAACCGTATCAAGAAGCAGGGTATGATGTACGTATTATCACTTTACCAGACTACGATGTAAGAACATATATCCCACCTGACAATGTTTACGGGATCCTTGCAGCACCTCCATGTACAGAATTTTCACTTCTAAATTGTAAAGCTGAACCACGAAAACGTGATGAAGCAGCAGGAATGGAAATTGTAAACGCTTGCTTGCAAATTATCAATCAGTGTAATCCGCATTTTTGGGCGTTGGAAAATCCACGAGGGCATTTAAGAAAATATCTGGGTATGCCAAAGTTGAATTTTCAGCCGTGGTTTTATGGTGATCCGTGGACGAAAGCAACGGATATTTGGGGGAATTTCAATATTCCCAAAAGGAAATTTGAAAGCTGGGATGATGTTCCAAAGATTGATTTATACACTAGACGGAACAGGAGTAAGCCTAATTTTGCATATTTACACAAAAGTGCATGGAACAAGATTCCGCAACTACAATTCCATAAGCCAAAAACAGATGCAGAATTTAGGGCAATGACACCACCTGGATTTGCAAAAGCATTCTTTGAAGCAAATAGATGAAAGGAGTATGAGATGAACAAAAATAATTCTGATGCTATCAACCCATCACATTATCAGGTAGAGGGTATTCCCGAAGCCATTGAGATTATGGAGCATCTCATGACAAAAGAACAACTGGAAGGCTTTTTGTGGGGCAATATCATCAAGTATGCTTACAGATATGGGCGTAAAGGAGATAATCAGGAAACAGCAGGAAAAATCGCATGGTATGCACAGAAGCTGAAAGAGGTAGAAAAATGAAAATCACAAATTTACAGGTATACGATATGCACAATGCTATTCGTGCTAGTGGTTATCCAATGAAAGAAAGATTAGATTTTGAGTTGCAGCACCGCTACATTGATGATCGTGATTGGAAGCGCGCTGTTTCATTAGCAAGCAGAGAAAGCAGTGAAGGACACGACAATTTTCTAAGTGGAATTGTCGTGTCTTTTGATTTGACCTGCACGATTAAGATGTGGACAGAGTTTGAACGTTACCACTTTGCACAGATTGTGTCTAGTCAGTCTACTATGCACAGGTTGTCTAAGATGCAGCTTGATACGGCGTTTACACCCTACACTGATCCGCAGATTATCAAGAGACTGGAAGAATTGCAGAAGCAGTTTAGAGATGAACAGAGTGAATCTTCATTTTTGCAGTTGGTTTATTCCTGCCCTGTCGGTCTTGAATTGACTGCGCGGGTTACTACTAACTATAGACAGCTTAAAACGATCCTTAAACAGAGACACAATCACAAGTTACCTGAGTGGAGAGCATTTTGTAAAGAAATCCTGTCACAGTGCCCTAACGCTAAGTCATTTTTAATTGTGGCACGATGAAGAGAAAGGAGCTGTTGATTATGACAGAGACAAAAGAAAAGAAAGTCGTAACAAAGAAACCTAGAGTACCACGTATTCCCCATCTTGAAGTGGGGAAAGAAGTCGTTGTAGAACTTGTGAATGGTGCATTCAT